ATTTAATTACTTTCAAATAATAAGGATCCATATATTATAATATATATACATTATAAATTATATACATTATAAATTATATACATTATAAATTATATACATTATAAATTATATACATTATAAATTATATACATTATAAATTATATACATTATAAATTATATACATTAATACATTATAAATTTTCTATTGCGGTTTTTTCGCCATGACAATCTCTACACAATGCTTCTAAATTATCTACATGGTTACTACCTCCATGTTCCAATCGTATTTTGTGGTCCACCTCGAACCACGCCGGCAATTGCTTTGTGCATTTGCCACATCGCCAATTTTGTCTAGCCGCCACAAACTTCTTTTTGGTTTCACTTACCGACCTCTTGGATGATTTACTACCCGAATTCATTACCCGCTTTTCTGGATAAGGCATTTGGGCAACTGGATAATTATATACATCACCGCCATATTGTTGTTTTGCGGTAAAATCCAAAATGGGCGATACAAAATTGCTTGTATTTCTATCCACCGGTAAATATTTGATATAATCATTCGTAGTCATCAGTATATTTCTTGCATACAATGGATTCTTTTTGATTAATATATATATGATAAATGCCCCAAATGCAACACCGGCCATTTGATAATATTTTTTCCAACCCATTGCCATTTTCAAATATTTCCCATCGGTGTATATATTTGCCATAATGAATGCGGCTACTATAAACAATGTAATTTCAATTCTCATTATTCTCTTATAATACTCGTAGAAAATTCTATTCTATCGTTTTCTACTTGTCATAAAATACGTATATTATGAATATACACATCAATAAAAATGCATAATGAATGTAATTCTTATTCAAGTGGAATTTTTCGGCTAAAGATTGTTGTTTTGGTTTATATTCCGCGTAATATTTTGCATATGCTTCATCGTATAATAATTCCTCTTTACCCAGCATAGCATTTACTTTATTGTGAATAAAAAACATCCATCGAATGAATGAATCTCGGTTATCTAAATATGGCGATACCGGATATTTATCTAATAAATGACTAAATTTATTACCTATTTCATCATTCGGTATAAATAGCGGTAAATTTTGAATAAAATCGTAATATTTACGTTTCGTAACTGCATTCGGCGTCAATGGATATGAATGGGCAATGGTATGTAATACGAACCAGTAATGCGGACCCCAAATCGTAGGGTCAAATAACATAATAGGATTGCTATAAACTATATAAATACATTTGAATATATTCATACAGATTACCCGAATGACAGATAATAAAGATAATTATTGTAATAATTGTGGAAAATATGGACATTTATATCACCAATGTAAAACACCCATTACCAGTTTTGGTATCATTGCATTTCGAATGAATAAAGGTGTCCCTGAATATTTAATGATCCGTCGTAAAGATACTTTAGGATATATTGATTTTATGCGAGGAAAATATTCACCTTACAACAAATATTACATTATGAATATGCTAAAACAAATGACTTATGTAGAAAAAGAAAAATTAAGAAACAATGATTTTGATTTTTTATGGAAAGATTTATGGGGAAATATTCATATTTCCAATCAATACAAGACCGAAGAAATTGTGTCTAAAGAAAAATTTCAATTGTTGACGCAAGGGATTTTAAATAAAGATGAAAAATATACGCTCATCGATTTGATAAATGAGAGCAATAAATACACTATATGGTATGAACCGGAGTGGGGGTTTCCTAAAGGACGCCGTAACTATCAGGAAAGCGATTTTGAATCCGCTATACGCGAATTTACCGAAGAAACCGGTTATTCTATTAAAAAATTAAAAAATGTGCAAAATATATTACCCTTTGAAGAAATATTTACCGGGTCGAATTACAAATCATATAAACACAAATATTACTTAATGTATATGAAATATGACGATAGTATGATTTCCGCGAATTATCAAAAAGACGAAGTAAGTCAAATGTGTTGGAAAACCTATGACGAATGTGTATCATGTATACGTTCATATAATTTAGAAAAATTACGATTAATACGCAACATATACAATTCTTTAAAGAAATATAAAATGTATTCTAGTTGAAAGACCGAATAGAAATATATAGTCATATTTTAAGAGTATATATTTCATGTATTTAGGATTTACCCAAAAAAAATCAAAAAAAAATCGCACGAAAAAGGGATATCGAGGGGGAGTCAAAGAACAAAGGTGTCCAAACGGAACGAGAAGAAATAAAAAAACCGGTATATGCGAACCGATTAGTGTCGAACCAACTGCTACAGGTCCTATTCCAGATGCAGTAATCACGGATACTATTACAAACCCGGGTCAAGTTATCGAAGAGGAAAAGGTTGCCATTGTGACGTCCCAAATTCCTACTATTGAACCACAGCCCGAATTTGGCGAACCTGCACAAGAAGATACCCATGACCAGCCACCTATTACAAAAACAATTAAAAAACCAAACAATAAAACCGTAAAAAAATTAAAGATAATTGAACAGCCCGAAGCACCTAGTTCGGTCAAAAAAATAGAATTTATAGATGAACCAACGCCGACAATCGAACCCGTCGAAATTACCGATTTATTAAGTAAAGGTGAATCGCCAATTGTTGATATAGATTCCGGGGCCAGCCATTTCAATAAAAAATCAAATACTTATTTATTAAAAAAAGAAAAAATGGAATATGATTATAATGCCACCAATAATGATTATGATTTTCTCTATCCCGAATTAAATGACCCCAACTTCAATATTAAAATCGCCAAACGCAAAGAATTTAACGACACCAAATATGATGGAACTATTTACGATATCAAAAAACAAGCCGACATTTTATGTAATGCCAAATTCGAATTAATGCCTCATCAAATATTTGTCAAAAATTTCTTATCCTTCCAAACCCCCTACAATAGTTTATTATTATACAACGCATTAGGTAGTGGCAAAACGTGCAGTGCAATTGGTATTGCCGAAGAATATCGGTCCTATATGAAACAAGTCGGTATTAATCAACGTATTATTGTCGTCGCATCTCCCAATGTCCAAACCAATTTTCGATTACAATTATTCGATGAACGCAAACTCGAACTGATTCGTAATTCAGCAGTTGATACGGGCTTGTGGAATATCGAATCTTGTGTAGGCAATGCTCTCATCCAAGAGATAAATCCTACTCAGTTAAAAGGTCTCACGAAAGAAAAAGTGATTAGCCAAATCAAGCGTATTATAGATACTTATTATTTATTTATGGGATACGGTCAACTCGCCAATTTCATTTCGAATTCATTAAAAGAAGAGGTGGATATCGAACTATCACAAGAAGAGATACGTAAAATAGAAATACGTAAAATTAAAAAGATTTTCAATAACCGACTTATTATTATTGACGAAGTGCACAATAGTAGTGAAGATAAACAAGTCGGTGTATCTCTAATGAAGGTAGCCAAATATGCCGAAAATATGCGATTTTTATTATTGTCCGCGACTCCCATGTTCAATTCATTCAAGGAAATCATATGGCTCGTCAATCTCATGAACTTAAATGATAAACGGGCCATGATTGAATATAGTGATGTATTTGACAAGGAAGGTAATTTCTTACCACAAACCACTAGCCCTGACGGTAAAGTAGGGGAAGGTGGCAGAGAATTACTCGTTCGTAAATTAACCGGATATGTATCCTATGTAAGAGGCGAGACACCATATACTTTCCCTTTTCGCGTATATCCAACCTATTTTGCAAAAGACCACAGTTTGTTAGAAACGACCTATCCTAAAAAACAAATGAATGACGCCGAAATCAAAGAGCCAATGAAATATATCAATGTGTTTACCAATAATATAGGCGAGTATCAAGAGAAGGGATATAAATTCATGTTGAAATACATGAAACAGAAATCATTCGATATTTATACCAAACAAGGTCGATTGATTGAAATGCCTACCTTCGACAATATGGAATCATTTGGATATACATTATTACAAGCTCCTTTGGAAGCACTCAATATCGTTTATCCAAATCAATCGATTGATTCTCTCAAAGAGGCCAATGAATTAGAACTATTTGAAAATGGAAAAGATATTATTATGAATATGATTGGCAAAACGGGCTTGGCGCAAATTATGAATTCCGTAGAAGAAACCCAGAATTTTCATCGAATACGTTATAATTTTGAATACAAACCAGCCGTTTTGAAAAAATACGGGCCTATTTTCCATAAAGACAATATTCATTTGTATAGTGCAAAAATTTCTCAAATATGCGAGAGAATTCGTAATTCAAAAGGAATCGTTATCGTATATTCCCAATATATTGACGGTGGGGTAGTTCCCATTGCTCTAGCATTAGAAGAAATGGGTTTCTCTCGTTTTAGTTCAGCGCAAAATACTAAAAATTTATTCAAATCGTCTAGAACCGAACAAATCGATGCAATTACTATGAAATCGCGTAGCGAGTTTTCCGGAAATAAAGAGGATTTTCATCCAGCAAAATATGTCATGATTACGGGAGACAAGGCATTTTCATCTACGAATGCGGCCGATATAAAATATATTACCAATCCCAATAATTCGAATGGAGAGCAAGTCAAGGTCGTATTAATTTCCAAAGCGGGTGCCGAAGGTTTAGATTTCAAATGTATTCGTCAAATACATATCTTAGAACCATGGTATAATATGAATCGTATTGAACAAATTATTGGTAGAGGTGTTCGTAATTTAAGTCACTGTAATTTACCATTTGAAGAGAGAAATGTAGAGATTTATTTACATACCACTTTATTAGATAATGGTGAGGAATCCGCCGACTTATATGTATACCGATTTGCCGAGAAAAAAGCTCTTCAAATTGGCCGTATTACCCGTTTATTGAAAGAGGTGTCAGTAGATTGTATATTGAATATAGGTCAAAACAATTTTACCGTAGAAAAAATCGCCGAATTAGCGGCAAATCAAAATATCCAAATCAATTTGTCTAGCAAAAAAACGATTGATTTCAAAATCGGCGACAAACCATTTACGGATGTTTGTGATTATATGGAGAATTGTTCATATACATGCTCTCCAAATTTGATGGTTACAGAGGAAGATATTGTTAAACATACGTACAATGATTCGTTTGTAGAATCTAATCGTTCCCGAATCATTGCCCGTATTTTACAATTATTTAGAGAGCATAATGTTTATACGAGAAAACAATTGATTGATTCAATTAATATTGTAAAACAATATCCAATTGAACAGATTTTTAGCACATTGACCTATTTGATTGAAAACAAAAATGAATATTTGATTGATAAATACGGTCGATTAGGTAATTTGACGAATAAAGATTTGTATTATATATTCCAACCCGTTGAAATTACCGATGAAAATGCATCCTTGTATGAACGAAGCGTTCCAATCGATTATAAACGAAAATCCATATTTTTAGAATATTCGAATGAACAACAATTACCGGAAGAAAAGGGTCCTCTAACCGAAGAAGAAGAAAGCGGTGAAAAGGCAAAAGACGAGAAGGTGAATGGAGAAAAAGCAAATGGTGAAAAGGATAAAGGAGATAAGGTAAAAGGAGAAAAGGTGAAAGGAGAGAATGTAAAGGGAAAAGAAAAAACAGATAAAAC